TTACCAAGGAGGTAGCTATGAATTTATATGAGTTTGATGATCGTATCTTAAACGAAAGGAACGGAAGAAAACCTGTATATATAAACAAACATCTTGCTAAAAAGTTTAAGGATTTTTGTGAGACTGAACAGAAAGAACCACATAGAGTGGTTGAGTATCTAATATCTTTAGGTATGAACTCTGTAAAGCATTACGAAGAACCTAAAGTGTCTGTTGACATCGAAGCTCTTTAAATAGGTTTTTGGTATTTTCTAGCGTGTCCCACGCTTGAACATCCTCGTCTTTAAAACTTATCTGCTTTAAACCCTCTGGAAACATAAACTTAACCGTTTGATGTTTTAAAGCAACCAAGGCATAAACATCTATAGCATTTTCTGAATAGAATCTTTCTTTGGTATAAGCACCGCGCCTAAAATCATATATCCATGACACTCTACAGTTTTGTATTTTAGATTGTGTTTTAACCTGGCACTTGTATAGCGTATGGTCAACATCAAAGATGATGTCTGCCTCCGCGCTGTGTGGAACTATCGTCACAGTATCTGCATGTAAAGAAAGTAGCGAGGCTACTAAGTATTCTCCAGATCGGCCAACTCTTTCAGATTGGCGTGCCACGGGTCTAATTCAGCAGGTTTTTTAATAACTCCATATTTTTCAATTCTTCTGGAGTAATTTGTTTTTCTTGTTCTCTACTTATTGCGGATCCCAATCTTGATGCCCTGGCAGTTGGCAACACGGCCTGTTGTGGTATTGCTCCAAAAGCTCTTCTCGTTTGTCCAGCCTTTAATGCGGCCTCACCCATAAGCCTAGGTGATTGAAAAGGTAAGGTTGCCAACAATGTAGGCTCAAGAAATGATGCTATGGCTGTTCCAGATCCAACGGCACCCTGTAAACCTCTTGGTCGGAACTCACTTAAAGCTTGTCCAGCGAGGTCTGGTAAAAGATCTGGATCTAATTTATTTAACATTTCCAATCTATTGCCATAAGATGTACTGACATTATTTCTCATGGTTGATTGCAATTTTCTTAAAGTGGTTCCAGCGGCACCTTTTTTGTTTAATGACAATTCTTTTGCTAGTTGTATTTCCAAACTTAATGCCTCTTCATAAGGCCTCATAACATCTGCATATCCTGGTACTTGATCTAAAATTTCATTTTTTACTTTAGATCTTATGTCTGCAATAATTCTTTGCTCACCCTTTGCCTTTGCTTGTAATGGATATAAATCGTCTATTTTTCTTTTTAATATATCCAAACCTTCTGCGGTATGGGTTTTTGGATTTGATGCAAACTCATCAACAACATTTTTGACATCTTGTAATTTTTTAATTGTAGGAGTGTCGTATTTCGGTATGCCTTCATAAAAAGAATCAGCGACAAGCTCGCTCATTTGTTTTTGTATTGGTGCAAAGTCTATGGGTTGTTCCGCAAGCTTTAATCCTTTTATACCACTTGTATATTCAGCAGCTCTTTGTGATCCAATGTCTTTCAAAGCAACAAATGCTCTATCAACAACATCTAATTGCCCTGTATCTTCTCGCATGTTTCTTATAAATCTTTCTTGAGCAGATCCGCCTGTTGCACCAGCTTTAAAAGCTTGGCCTATTGCTTCTGATCCCACCCCAGATGTTAATCCTAAAATTTCTTTTGCTGCTGTGCTTACAGGACCAGCAATCTTTTGTGTACCTTTTAATGATAGTCTTACTGGATCTATTGCTTTCCCAACCTTACCCACTTTTTCTGCTGCTGCTGCTAATTTTGGTGTTTTTGCTGCAATAGTAGCTCCACCTGTTAATATAACTGATGCGTCAGCTAAAAAACCAGCAGGATCTTTAGCAAAAGTTTGTTTTATATTTTCTAAACCACCATATCTATTTGCAAAGTATTGACCCACGGCCCTGGCTGTTTTTTCGTCTTTTTGCTCTCCAGGTATTGCTAATTCAACTATTCCCTTTCCCAGAGCATAAACTGATTTTGCTGTTGTTATGGGTTGTAATAATGGGGTTACTATATCTTTACCAAGCTGTAATGTGCTTCCTGGTAAGTTTTGTATAGCTTGTTTTAAAACTGGTTGCTCAACTTTGGGTGCTGTAACAACAACCTCTTCAACCTCCTGTACCTTTAAAAGATCATCATATAAAGACATTTATATTATTTTCCTCCGCTTTCTTGTTCTTTTAATAGTTTTGCATATCTTAAAATAGACTGTTTTTCCTCTGTAGTAGGAGCTTTTTTATATCTATTAAGCACCTCTTCGCTTGTCATGGATTTATATTCATCAAACAATACTGAGTCTAAAATATTATCAAAAGTTACATCATCTTTTTCGTAACCTTTTAATGTTCCTTTATCCATCCAGTAAGCGAGTTGGTTATCTTTACTTTGTTTGATTGATTTTAATTTCGCGCTAAGTCTTTGTAGCCTAGGAATGTTTAACTCTTCTGGAAGGCTTTGGTTAAAGGATGCCCTTATAAGTCTGTTGGCCTCTCTTTCGGTAAACTGTGCGCCCAGTGTCTCTCTCAAAGACTGAAATGTGATATCACTAATTTCATCCAGGAAACCAACTGCTCCAGGTGCCAGTACGGGTTTGAGAGCCTCTGGAATAAAAGTAAAACCAGGTCCAGATACATTTTCCTCACCAGCATATAACCTGTTAATTTTATTATCCAAGTTGGCTAAATTTGCATCAACTTGCGCGGATCCGCTTGATACCCATTTTTCTGCTGTTTCTGTAAATCTTTTGTCAAGTTGCTTTTCTCCAGGAGTTAAAAGCAAACCACCAGATTTAGCTTTTTCTTTTGACTCTTCTAACTTTCTCATTGCATCTGGATCATATTTTAAAGCACCGCTTATGGCTAAAAATTGATTTTTTAATAAAGGATCTGTAATTGTTTGTGCAAATTCATAATTTTGTATTGCAGCTGTGTCATCTCCCTCGTCCGCTGGAGTATCTACGTCCAATACAGGCTTACCCGTATCAACATAATAATGAATACCACCCTGCTGAACCGTTTTCCTGGGTTGTTGCTTAAGAGACTGCATTACTGCTTGAGACTTCAGTGGCGTAGTTAGTTGTTTATAAAAATTCTTTTGTGTTTCTGGAATGTCCAGTGCATCAATTGATGCATTTAAACTTCTTTCATTTCTAATTCTTGCATCTTCTGCATCTTCAGCTGCATATTGCTTTTGTATACCAGATACTGTTGCGAAAGGATCTCCACCTTTTAGAGCAGTTCCTGTTGCAGAAAGCGCCATACCAAGTCTTCTTTGTTTTGCAATTGCTTGATCGTATTCCTCTTGAGTTAAAGGCGTTTTTGGTTTTCCTATTCCCATAATATTTACCCCTATGGTGCCGCTGGATTAAAATATCCACCAGATGCCAAAGCTCCTGCTAAATTTACTGCATCGCCTACGGCTCCCAATGGAGATCCAAATTGTTCTTCAACTGTGTGTCTACCAACTAACTGAGGCATCATGCCTAAGCCTTGACCTAATAAACCTAATGAGTATGCTGGATAACCCTGCTCTCTCATAAACTCTTGGAAAGCAAAGTCTTGTTCTTGTTGTCCTAATCCTCTTGATAAAGCACCGTAGCCACCAAGTAAGCCTAAAGCTTGTTGTTGTCCACCTAGTAAGCCACTTAATAAACCAGCTTGTTGCTGACGGCTTCTTAGCTCCATCTCTGGTGCAAACATAGCCATCTGTTGTTGTCTTGCTATGTCTGACTCCGCCGCGCCCAGCGCCTGCTGATATCCTGCTTGTCTTAAACCAGCAGCTGTTTCTGCGGCAGCCTGTGCATAAGGCTTAGTAGCTTCTGTCTCTAACAGCGCTGACCTAGAGCCACCAAAAGCCCCAGCTCCTATCGCTGCCTCTTGCGCTCTTTGTTGTGCCATTTCAGATTGTTCTTGTATATCCTGCATTGCAAGATCTATAACTTGTTGTTGATATGGTGATTGATATGCACCTATGTCTACATCTAATAAAGACTGCACGTCTCCCATTTGTGGAGCTGCTTGACCAGCCAATGCTTGTAGCTGTCCTGTTGGGTCATAACCAAAAGCGCTACCAAATAAACCTTGTATTCCTGCACCCATTTGCATTTCTTCTGGAGACATGCCAACGAATCTATCACCTGTATAGCCCGCAAATGGTATATCAGATGCTTCTTTAGCACGCTGATAGTAGTCCATATACAAGTCTTTCTGCCAATCTGGTAGAGTTGCTTCTTGTGTTGTTGTTGTTTTTCCTTTACTCATAAGTCTTTTCTAATTAGATATTCTGTTTCAAATCCTAGATGTTTTAGTTTCCTAGTCCATCCTTTTCTGCCTCCGCCGTAGAGTCTTTTGACTCCACACGCTTTGGCATAATCTTCTATGTGTGGCAACATTACCTCTAATTCCTTGTAATCGCCACCACAAAATAATAAATTCATTGCAGTGTGTTGCGGGAATACTACAAATTCTGTTACAAAAGCAGAGTTTTGTCCTGCCCATAATAAGAATATTCCTTCATCTATTTTAGCTTCTATATCATCGATTGTATAGGAATCTTGATATTTTATAGCTTTTGCTATAAGAGGCCTGCACTTAATCCATTCTTCTTTCCAAGACTTTTTAATCGCCTTTTGCATATTCTATAATACTTAATACTAAATGTATGTTTGCGTGGCTAACTTGTGCTTTTATAATTTCGCCTTGTTGTATAGTTATACCCGCATTGGTTTGTAATTCTATAGTTTCGTGTGCTGATATGTTCTTCTCTTTGTAAATAAAAAACTCATTAGAGCTTGTGTCTGTGATAGATACATTTATATTTGTTTGCTGATTACCATGATCGCACGCTATAAAACCTTTTATAATTGCAAAATCAAAATCATCTCCTGTTGGCGCAGTATAAATGGTTTGTTGTGTAGTAGCTGTAAAAGCATACTTAACATTAATTGCACGCTGTATGTACTGTCTTTGTGAGGATAAATCCATTATCGTTTACCTCTTGGTTTTATGTCCAATCTTATATTACCAACTTGAAAATCTTGAGTTAAAGAACCAGTTACTGTCATAGATACCTGTCTTGCTGTAAACCTTGCATCGGTATAACCATCTGATTCAAAGGTAAAGTTACCAAAGTCTGTTTCTGTTCCTAGCGGTGTATTTTTGCCTTTAAAACCTATTGTAATGCCTGGTAAGCTATTGGATTCTTCATCTGGTAGTATTTGATTAACCTGTGCCAATCTATCGCCATTGCCAATCTCAAGCGGTCCTGTGGTAGCAAACGGAACCTGGTCACCTAAGTTTGGAGAGTTAAACAAGGGTCTTTTATCATGTTCATATACAAAGCCATTAGAGTCGCAAGACAAAGGATGATTAAATACGCCTTGGTCTACCCAACAACTTCTATTCATAGAGCCTATACTCCAAACATTGTCTATATAGTTCCATATAACATACTTGTTAGGTGATAGTTGGTCTACATCTCCCACAGGGAAAAACCACCATATCTCATTAAAATCTATGTTATGTGTACCAAATGTAGATTGCTGTGTATTAACTTGTATATTGTCAAAGATGTAGTCGTGTACGTCTGACTTTAACTCTCTGACTGTACCATTAAAAGAAAAGAATGAGTTTTCACTAATCCATGATAAAAAACTACCAGAAGATACTATTGACCTTGGACTGATAGCTTTACAGTTAACACCTGCATCTTGTATACCGTATACAAAAGGAGAGCCTGTATAGTAAAGCCTGTTAATACCAACATCGGTAAAAATAATAATGTCATTTTGCCATTTAACAGCATAGTTAGCTTTGCCGCCTGTAGGTATTTGCAAGTCACCTGCTGTATTTCTAGCAGTAGATGTCCAATTAGTATTATCTTCTCTGTCAGACCATGCTATTTTTCTAGGATCTCCACCTGCGCCTATGGCTACTAAATGCCTTTCATTGCTTACAACAACAGCCTGACATCCTGTCGGGGCATTGGTAATTGGTGTTGCAATAGTATCTGGAATATTGCTTCCTGCGTCTGGCCTCCACTGATATAACTTACCATCTCCTGCAAAACAAAAAACCAAATGTTCTCCCCAGTTATCAAAAGAAAAACTTTTAGTATCAAAGTTTAATGCTGACGTACTTCTCTCGTCTCCCCAATCTTCTACGCCATAATGGTATGCACCGTAGCCAGTAGATGTAATAACATCATCACCGATAAAACCTGTTGGTGTTATGTCATACCAAACATCTTTATATAAAACATTTACCCCAACTCTTGTTCCTATGGCTAAAACCTCTTCGCCATTATTAGTTTTATAAGAATACATACCTATTGGTATTTCTGCTTTTATTACTGTTGAAGCAGATGATGTCGCTGTTGATGTTGCAGAGGTGTTTGCGCTTACTGTAAAAGTGGTTGTGCTTGGCACGCTTGCAATACTAAAACTTGTATTGATTTCTGATTGTGGTACGCCACCTGTTGCGTCAAAACTTTCAAGATAAATAGTATCTCCTACACTCAAACCATGAACTACTGTTGTAGTTATTGTTAATGTATTACTAGATGAGGTTGTGCCAACAGTACCACTATAAAATGTGCCGACTGGATTATCTTTAAATTTAACCCAACCACCCAAAGGTTTTAAATAACCATTTTCAAAACGCACTAAATCACCGTCTACCCAACGACCTTTGTTAGCGTAGTCAGTACCGTTTTTTATTATTCCTGCTGGGGGTGTAATTGGAAATAGAGCCATATTTAGCCCTATGCTGTTCGCTTCCACATATATACAACTATATATGGTTGTAAGTTATTGTGAGCAGAACCGCTACCTGTAGATAATGTTTTACTTGCACCCCAAGGATCGTCTGGGGTTCCGCCATAAAAGTTATTAGGTGTTGATGAGTTTATTACTGCGGTAAAACCAGATGGTCTACTACTGCTACTAGCAGCACCATGCAAGGATGTATGGTCATGCGGTGGCATTTCAGAAATTGTTAATGTGTGTGTTTTTGCGCCGCCTGTTTCT